TGGATTATGAAATTAAAAATATTAAGTTTAGGAGCTGGAGTACAATCTTCAGCATTAGCATTAATGATGGAAAAAGGTTTAGTTGATAAACCCGATTATGCTATTTTTTCTGATACACAAGGAGAGCCTCAACACGTTTATGATTGGTTAGATTGGCTAACACCTAAATTATCGTTTCCAGTTTTAAAGGTAACTGCTGGATCGCTTCCAGAAAATTTAATTAAATCAAATAAAGGTATTTATACTAGAGGTACATCAATTCCAATGTTTACTCGAAATGTAAAAACAGGAAAAAAAGGTATTATTCGTAGAGCTTGCACAGCAACATATAAAATTGAAAGTGTTACTAAAAAAATTAGAGAACTTTTGGGTGTAGGCAAAGGTGTAAAAGTTCCTAAAGAACACAGAATAACCCAATTTTTTGGTATTTCTCGAGATGAGCCACAAAGAATGAGAACAAGTACATATCATTATATAGATTTTGCTTATCCCCTGGTTGATCTTAAAATTACCAGGCAAGGCTGCAAAGATTGGATGAAAGAAAATAATTATCCAGAGCCTCCTAGATCAGCTTGCACGTTTTGCCCATATCACGACAACGAAGAATGGCAAAATGTAAAACAGAATAAAAACGAATGGGATAAAGTTATTGCATTAGATGAGCAACTAAGAACTGGTTTACAAGGTTGTGATCGAACTGGGGAAGTAGAGTATTTTTTACATAGATCGGCTGTACCACTAAAAGATGCAGATCTTACTATCAAAAAGAAAGATGACGAGCCTAGTTTGTTTGATGGAATTTGTGAAGGAATGTGTGGAACATAATGGCGCGAGATATTTATTTCAAAGATGTAAAATTTTCGGATTATAGTTTATGGCATCGTGCTTTGCCACAGAAATTGGGTCTAATCGATATGGATGGAGTGGGGATCTGTTTAAAATGTAAGGAGCCATTGTATCTAAAAGAAACAGCATTTGATGTTGGACAACCTTGGAAAGCTACAACAACGACAGCCAAGTTAGCCAGGATGTGTGAATTACCAAGTTTCCTGGTTTTTTATAAAGTCAAAGGTAAGCAAGTTATAGGCTTTAGAGTGCAGCAGCTGACACCAGAGAAGGGTTCAGAAGTAAACCTAACCCCAGAGGCATGGGTTCAAGCTATGGAGCTGCTACAGGATCGACACAATATGGTTTGCACCAAGAAGGATCAAGCATGAGTTTATATTTTGTGGGGGATCTAAATATTCTGGCGGATGATCGATTATCTGCACATGACAAATTAGTTTATTTCTGTTTGGTTAGTTACATGAATGTTAAGGATGGAAAGTGTCATCCAAGATACGCTACAATTAAGAAGAGAACAGGTATCAGTATTGCTGCCATTCAAAGATCAGTTAAACACCTTGCCAAGCTAAAGTTGATAGCTATAAAACGCCTAAGTTCCACTAATTTATACCTATTATCTGGACAGAAAATATTGCAGGAAACTATTAAAAAAAGAGTGATAACTCTCTCTGAGGGGAGGGATATATCTCACAGAGGTGTATTAATAAAACCATCTTATAAAACTAATAATAGATTTAATAGAAGTAACTTTAACTATAATAGATCATCATCGACAGGGGGGGTTGCAAAACATTCTATAGAGTATAACGGAGAAAAGTATACGGAGTGTGGTCGCGAAGGTCATTATGTTGAATATAGCAACGGCAAAGGCGATCGGATCCAAAAACACTCATTTAAGAAAGACGAACCTATAAAAAAGTTTGATGCCGCTAGAAAGGCGGCTTTATGCGCATAATTACCGATAAATTAGTAACTTTGTTTGAAATTGCAGGAACTACTGAAAGATTGATGCCAGGAGTTAAAAAACCTAAAGCAACTGAGATGTACGATATTTTGGAGATGTCTTATGATCGTAAAGATGATGGATATTGGAAATCAGAAGGTAAGCTCAAATTAAGAGCTAATTCCAAACAAATTACCTGTTGGGAGATAGCTATTGATTTACTTGGTAAGATCCCAAAATTAGAAGATCGCAGGTTAATCTGGGCGCGAGCCATGAGATATTCCTGGGTTATCCTTGGCAAACGATTTGGCTGCCATCGAGTTACAATTAAGAAACGATATAGAGCTGCGATCCTAGATCTTGAAATTAGCCTGGATAAACAAACAGTAGACAAGATAGACAATTTTTTATAAAGAGAAAGATAACTTGTGGTAGGTAAGCCTTTACACAAAATACAATGTGAAAGTTACACAAGATCAAGTAACTTTACTAAACAATGTAGATGCAAAGGTTACTTTCAAAAAACTTCGAAAAAATATAGATGTAAATATCATGGAGGTTTCTCTGATGGACCAACATCAATCGAAGGTAAATTAAAAGCATTAAAGAATTTAAAACCTTTTAAAAATAAAACTGAAGCAGAATTATTATCATGGATCAAGCTGAAGAAATCTGTAAACGATTAGAACTTGGAGAACCTTTATCCAGGATCTGTAAAGATAAATCGATGCCAGATACTTCAACTGTCTACAGGCATTGTAGAGAGGATGAAGAGTTACAAAAAAAGATTATGAACGCCAGGCAAACTGGAGTGTTCACTTTGTTAGATCAGATCTCAGAAGATATGCAGATCCCAAAGACACCACAAGAGACACATTTCTTGAGAGAGAAGTGGAGCCATATTCGATGGCTTGCAACTAAACTTGCGAGCAGCACATTTGGAGAGAAGTCTAAACAAGAAGTTAAACAAGATACAACATTAACTATATCATGGGGGAGACCGAGCGATGATAAAAAAGATTTATTACAAGCTAAAGAAATTATTGAGCAAGTGGATCAGCAAGATACAAAGAAGTTATCAGCAGCTGATTGATAATATGAATTTGTATTAACTGTTTGGTTTGCTGAACTGGTTGATAAGTTGGTTCTTCGTAGCCAACGCAGTCATCCTCGGGCGCGCGATATGGAGTTCTGATCTTGGTACACACTCTCGATACCAGTTCAATAGTTAAAAAGATTAATGTTTACGCGAATAGTCGACAGGTATTGTACCTATCGACCCTGTTATTTGCATATAAAAAGCGGAACAAAGCAGGAACATTGGGGGGTATACCCCGAAACTCGGGCGCGTTTTGTAAGTATATATAAATAGGAAGATCGGCACACAGCCACAGACACATACATGAAACCCAGTTGTTCTGAATGTAAAAACAAAGCTGACGTAGTAGAAAATAAAATATTTTATTGCGCCAAGTGTTTATTAAAAAAATTAAGAATACCATTATGGATAACGATAAGAAAAATAAATTTATAACTGCGATGGTATTTTTGGCAGAAGATACAAACGGATTGGTTATCCACTTAAATGGTTTTGATAACGAAAGACACGCTAACAGTTTCGTAAAAGATTTAATGAAAAACTCGGGGATAGAATATAATTCAATATTGGATATGGCTGACTTACCCACATTACATTAATGCACATAGAAATACCATATACACCGAGACCGCTGCAAGCGATGCTGCACAATGAATTGGATAAGCATAGATTTGCAGTTCTAAATTGTCATAGAAGATTTGGAAAAAGTATTCTTATCATCATGCACCTTATAAAGAAGGCGCTGACAAATGAGAAAAAGAACCCGAGATATTATTTGATTGGACCAACATTCGTTTCAATCAAAAGGGTTTGTTGGGATTATTTAAAACAATACGCTGGATGTATTCCAGGTACTACGTTTAATGAAACTGAGCTGCGTTGTGATTTGCCAAATGGCGCTAGAATAACTTTACTGTCTAGTGAAGATCCAGATAAAATTAGAGGGATCTACGCAGATGGAGTTTGCATAGATGAGTGCAGCCAAATGAACCCAGTTCTTTGGAACGAAATTTTGAGACCCGCTCTATCTGACAGAAAGGGTTTTGCATATTTTATTTCCACTCCACAGGGGATGAGTAATATTTTCTATGATCTATACCAACACGCTTTGGGAGATCCACAATGGCTAGCCTATACAGCAAAAGCCAGCCAGACAAATATTATCGACCAAGAAGAGTTAGACGCTGCTAAAACGCAGATGGGAGATACGAAGTATAAGCAAGAATTTGAGTGCGATTGGATAGCGAACATCGAGGGATCCATATATGGGGATATAATTAAAAAGCTCGAGGAAGATAAACAGATTACTAGAGTTTCTTATGATCCAGCTCTTGAAGTACATACCGCATGGGATCTGGGGGTCGATGACCAAACTGTAATAATTTTTTTTCAATTATTAGGAAACCAAATATTGATTATTGATTATTACGAAAACAATCGAGAAGGCTTGCCGCATTATGTTCAAGTCGTAAAGAATAAAGATTATGTTTATGGCGAACACTATGCGCCATGGGATTTAGAAATTACAGAATTCTCATCTGGTAAGACCAGGAAAGAGGTTGCTTACCAATTAGGAATTAGGTTTAGAGTTTTACCTAAGTTAAATTTAGAAGAAGGTATACACAGTTTAAAAATGCTTTTACCTAAATGCTGGTTCGATACAGATCAAGCCAAGCCGCTGGTAGATGCGCTTAGACAGTACCATCGAAAATATAACGAAAAAATGAAAATGTTTGGAACTAAACCAGTTAGAGATTGGTCAAGTCATGCGTGCGATGCTGCAAGATATATGGCTATGTCTATAACTGATTTACCAAGAAAAAAAATTGCAGCTCAACAAACTGCAGTAAACGATTACACAATACACGGAGATTAATTATGGGATCAATATTTAAACCAAAGATGCCAGCTATGCCTGCAATACCAGCTCCAGAACCTTTACCAGAACCACCAAGTTTTGAAGATGAGGAAAGAGCTGCTGAAGTTGCTGAGAAAAGAAGAAAAGTTTTGCAAAATAGAAAAGGCAGAAGATCAACAATATTAACAGGAGCTGACGGATTAGAAGATGACGACAGCACCATTAAAAAGAAAACATTACTAGGAGACTAATATGGGTGGAGCAGCAGGAACAGGCGGATCAGATAAATCAGACGAAAAAAAAGTTGATACTTACGCAGATCAATTAAAAAAAGAACAAGCAAGAAAATCTAAAACTAAAAAAGATAAGTTTGGTTATACAGTTAAAAAAAATGCTGTTGAAAATTTTATAGACAATGATCCAAGAACACAAACTGTCAAAAATGTTTCTGATAAATTAAATTTAAATAGAAGAATGAAGTTTGCTAATAAAAATAATATTAACTTACAAGGTTTAAGTACCGAAGAAATTTTATCAAAAGATTTTAAATCTAAGTTAGATGAAAAAGGTTATACAAGAGAAGTACCTACTGGTAATAATAATGGTGGCAATGATAATAATAAAACTATTCTATCAACAGCTCCAGTAAGAAATGTTGCTGCAGAAGCTCCAACTACTATGGAAGTATCACAAGCTCAATCTACCAATAACACAGAATATTCATCAAGTGAGAAAAAAATTCAAACAAATAAAAAAGGTAGAAAAGATAACCTACTTACATCCGCACAAGGATTAGGAAAAAATAATCTAATAATTAAGAAGAATAAATTAGGAGCAGCTTAATATGGCTATCAATCAAAAAGCAAAAGAAGTTATTGAAAAATACGAAACATTAAAGGCTCAAAGATCTACCTGGGAAGATCATTGGCAAGATATAGCTGATTATTTCCTACCTAGAAAATCAAATATCACAGTAAGGCGTACGAAAGGCGATAAGAGGCATGACCAATTATATGATGGAACTGCCACGCACGCGCTTGAATTGCTCTCAGCGAGTCTAAATGGGATGCTAACCAATACAATTTCGCCTTGGTTCGTTCTTAAATTCAGAAATGAAGCGGTCAACCAGGATGACGAGGCTAATGAGTGGTTAGAAAGCAGCGCAAAAATTATGCAGCAAGTATTTGCTAGATCTAACTTTCAGCAA